AGTTTATAGGTAAGTTATTGAGCGTTATATCGTCTTCTACGGCTTCAATTGGTAAAGCTATATCTAAGACCATAGCCATAGCATCAAACGCCACTGTAAGCCTTTTAAGGTCTATTACAGCCACATTATCGGTATTAAGTACTTCTATAGTCTCTTTGGTGAAATTACCAGTCAAACTTCTTTCCGTGGTAAGTACCAGTGCTGTATCCATTCAAAGGGCTATCAGCAAGATTATGGCTACTATCGTTGAGCATTCGATTGTAGTTGTTACGGATATAGCGTTTCATCTTGTAGCGTTCTCTACGACTGTTATTTCCACAACCACGATTGGTAGAGCCATAACTCATACTCTGTCTTATGCAGTTACATCTACTGTTACCATGCTTAAAAGCATACCAAAAACCTTCTCAGTACTGTCTACATCTATAGTAAATATTGCCAAATATATAGGGAAAACCCTAAGTTATGTAGTAACTGATACAGTATCTTTGGCCCATAAATTCATTATTGGACAATTATTAGCAGTTACCTCTACAGCAATTGTCTCCATAATTAAGTTACCACAGAAGATTATGGCAGTAGCATCTATTACATTTACTACTATAAACAAACAAATAACTACAGTTTTATCCGTAATTTCAGCTACAATATCAACATTATTGGCAGCTTTCTACCCAGTTATTGGGGCGGTATCTCGTTATACCTTTATAATTGACACTAAAGATAGACTGGCAAATCTATTTAAAATTCGTGATGTTTTAGCCAATAAACGGCAACAAAAGGCAGACAAATGAGCCAATTCTCATATAAATACACCACAGAATCAGAGTTATTTACTTTTGACTTTAATCCTGTTCTAGGAACTGGTGAGACGTTAAGCACTGCAAGTTGCACTGCAATAACACTCCAAGGAACCGACTTAAACCCATCAATCATTCTTTCTGGTATTCCAGTTATTAATTCTGGAAAGGCAACACAAAGAGTTGTTGGAGGAGTTGCAGACAATACATATCGTTTAATTATGACTGTAACGACAAACCAGTCAAATACATTCACTTGTACTGGCGATATACCTGTTTATGACCCTTCAGAACAACTGTAAGGACTAGAAATGGGTCACGCAGACTATCTCCGTAATGGCACATATAACGGTATTTGTGACCGTTGTGGCTCTAAATTTAAGTTTTCAGACCTAAAGCTAGAGTGGGATGGACTGTATGTATGTACAGCTAATGGATGTTGGGAACCAAGACAGCCGCAGGATTACGTAAAAGGTATCCGTGATGATATGGCTGTGCCAGTCTCAAGACCTGAAGCTGGCAATATGTTTTTACAGCAAATTATGGCTAGTTGTAGCACTTTAGCCTCAATATTGTATATAATCATTCCTAATAGGTTTAACAGGCCTAAACTAGTGAATGGTGCCGCACTTAATACTGTTACTTTAGGATAACTTATGACGATTTTATTTACCAATAATGCAGCTACAACTTTAGCTTCAAGCATTACCAACTCAGCCACATCATTGACCGTGGCAAGTGGTACTGGCTCATTATTCCCAACTCTGTCGGGTTCAAATATATTTTACGCTACATTGCAAAACGCATCTAGCGGTAGCCCAATTGAAATCGTTAAGGTAACAGCACGAAGCGGTGACGTATTCACAATTGTTAGAGCACAAGATAATACAACTGCTTCTGCATTCAACACTGGTGATAAAGTAGAACTTCGTTTACCTGCAGTAGTATTAAATGACTTCCCACAGGAAGACGCACCAAACACATTTACTGGCCCACAAACATTTAATGGCACATCATCAAATATTGCCTTGTCTGTTCTAAACATTGATGAACCAGCAAACGTAGTAGCTGCAGCACCAAGCGCAACTACAAACTATTACATTAATAATGGCTCTGTTCAGTACTACACATCTAACTCAGCCAATAACTTCACGCTGAACTTTGCATTCTCTTCAGGCACTTCTTTAAATACTGCAATGAGTACTAATAACTCCATTTCAGTATCTTTGTTGGTAACTAATGGCTCAACTCCTTATTATGCTAGTGCATTCCAAGTAGATGGCTCATCTGTTACTCCTAAATGGCAGGGCGGTACAGCCCCAACTAGCGGTAATGCAAGTGCAATTGATGTTTATAATTTTGTTATAACCAAAACAGCATCTGCTACTTACACTATCCTAGCTAGCCAAACTAAATTTAGTTAAGGATAGCTAATGCCACGCTTATCGAAAATTGGTGCAGCCTGCCTCGCAGCATTCGGATTCACAACTGGTGGAGTTCAGAATATCACAGCTTCAGCGTTAATTGCTGGCGGTGGCGGTGGAGGAGGCAATGCGAATACATCAGGTAGCGGTGTTCGTATGGGCGGCGGCGGCGGTGCTGGTGGTCTTTTAACCACATCAACTTTAAGTCTAAATCCAACCCTTTCATATACCGTTGTTGTAGGAGCTGGTGGTTCAGGTGGAGCAACAATGACCAATGGGTCAAACTCCGTATTTAACTCTACCATTACAGCTAATGGTGGTGGTTACGGTGGTAATGCACTTAATTATGGTCAAAACGGCGGTTCAGGTGGCGGTGGCGGCAACAATGGTTTTCAATCTCCAGCTGGAACTTCAAACCAAGGAACATTTTCTGGTTGGACTGCTTACGGCAATTCAGGCGGTACTGGTACTGAAAACGCCGCATCATCCGCTGGTGGCGGCGGAGGTGGAGCAGGAGCAGCAGGCGCTAATTCATCTTCATTAACTGGTGGTAATGGTGGTGTAGGTATTGCCTCATCTATATCAGGCACATCAACATATTACGCAGGCGGCGGTGGTGGAGGTACTGAAGGTGGTACAAACGGTACAGGCGGCAACGGTGGAGGTGGTGCTGGTGCATCAGGTAACGGTAACCCTGGAACTGCTAACACAGGCGGCGGTGGTGGCGGCGGTGGACACACAAGTGGTTCAGACGGAAACTCATATCTAGGCGGAAACGGTGGCTCAGGTGTAATCATCATCTCTTATGCTGGCGCACAACAATTTGGTGGCGGTATTGTCACATCCGTTGGTGGAAACACAATCCATACATTCACGACATCAGGCACTCTTAGCCCATTAAATTCATTAACCGCAAGCTATTTAATCGTAGCTGGTGGTGGTGGTGGTGGTTATCGAACAGGTGGCGGAGGCGGCGCAGGAGGGTTGCTTACAGGTTCAACACTGTCTATTGACACATCTTCTACGTACATTGTTACTGTCGGTGCTGGCGGTAACGGTGGAGTATCTGGAGCATCTAATGGCTCAGCAGGTGTAAACTCATCCATAAGTATTTATTCTACTGCAGCAGTTGGCGGAGGTGGGGGTGGTAGCTACGGCAACCCAGCAGGAGCTAATGGTGTTACAGGTGGCTCAGGTGGCGGAGGTTCACAAGCCGGTAGCGGAGCAGTAGGAACAAGCGGACAAGGAAGTTCTGGAGGCAATGGTATTTCTGGTTCACCTTACTCAGGTGGAGGAGGCGGTGGAGCTGGTGCTGTAGGTTCAAACGCTTCTGGAAATAATGCAGGTAGTGGTGGTGTTGGTTTAGCTTCTTCTATTTCTGGAACTTCTACATATTACGCTGGTGGTGGTGGTGGTGGTACTGTTGGTTCGTTAAGCGGAGTAGCTGGTTCTGGTGGTCTAGGCGGTGGAGCTGCTGGTACAAATTCTAGTTCAACACCTGCAAACGCCACAGCTAACACAGGTGGTGGTGGCGGAGGTGGCGGAGCTGACCCTGGTGCTAATGGCTCTAACGGCGGCTCAGGCATCGTAATCCTATCCTACCCAGGCTCTACTCAACAAATGGCTGGCGGTACAGTAACTATCGTAGGTGGTAATGTAATCCATACATTTACTACTAGCGGATACTTAACTCCATTAACTTATTTCAATAATTCGTTAAGATTCCGTAGTGGTGCATCTGCTTATTTAAACCGCACCCCTACTGTAGCTTCTAATAGAACTACTTGGACATGGAGTGGTTGGGTAAAAAGAGGTTCATACACAGGTGCAGACCAAGTATTGTTCAGTGCTTATGATAATTCAAGCGCTTCTGATGCTACTTGGACAGCAATTAAATTTAATAATGCTGATAATTTGATTTTAGACGGTTGGACAGTATCTTGGAGAATTTCAAATTCTGTATATCGTGACTATGCAGCTTGGTATCACATTGTAGTTGCTGTAGATACTACACAAGCAACCGCAAGTAATAGAGTAAAGATATATGTAAATGGTGTTCAATTAACATCATTTAGCACAAGTAATGACCCTTCATTAAACCAACAATTAGGTATAAATTCTGCGGAACAACATAGAATAGCAAGTATAAATTATTCAAGTGGATATAGATATTTTGATGGGGAAATAACTGGTGTTAACTTCATTGATGGTCAAGCATTAGCTCCTACTGCATTTGGAACATTTAATAGCTATGGAGTATGGCAACCAGTAACTTATGGTGGAAGCTACGGCACAAACGGTTTCTTCTTACCATTTACTAACACAGCATCTACAACAACATTAGGCTATGACTTTAGCCCTGCAGGTAATAACTGGACTACTAATAACATTAGCTTAACTGCTGGCTCAACATACGATTCAATGACTGATGTACCAACATTGACTAGCGCAACTGCGGCTAACTATGCGGTGTTGAATCCGTTAAATACTTATGCTTCAACTATTGTTGATGGTAATTTAAAAGTTACATTTACTGACGCTTCTGTTTCAAGAACTACATTTTGCACGATGGGTGTAACTAGCGGTAAATGGTATTGGGAAACGACAATCGTCAATGGTTTGGGAGCATCGTATTATCCTGGAATAGGTGTCAATACAAATTTAGCATATCCACCAACAAGTCAATCAGGTAGTGATGCTAATGGATATATGTATTTAACTACAGGTCAAAAATTTAATAATGGTTCGCTTACATCGTATGGTGCAACTTACGCAACAAATGATGTAATTGGTGTTGCTTTAGATATGGGCGCAGGAACTATTACTTTTTATAAAAATAATGTATCTCAAGGACAGGCATTTAGCGGAATAACTGGAACGGCTGTTCCTTGTTTTATTGGTGAAACAAGTGCTGCTTGTTCAGTTAATTTTGGCCAGCAACCCTTCCAATATACACCCCCAAGCGGTTTCGTAGCCCTCAACACTTATAATATGTAAACTATGCCAACTACATACGCAATACCTAATGGTCGGACAGTAATGGATGCTACTACTTATGCTGGAAACGGTACAAGTAGTAATACTATCAACAATGCTGATAATGGAACCGTTGGATTCAAACCTGATTTAGTATGGGCTAAAGACAGAACAAATGCTGCATCAAACATTCTTGTTGATTCTGTTCGTGGCGTGAGTAATGTTTTAGTCTCTAATTCAACTGGCGCAGACCAAAGTTTACCTTCATATATTACTTCATTAAATTCAAATGGATTTAGCGTAGGAACATCTGCAACAGACCTTAATGCTTCTGCTAATAACTATGTCGCTTGGCAATGGCAAGCTGGACAAGGAACAACATCATCTAATACCAATGGTTCTATTACATCAACAGTAAGCGTAAATGCTACTGCTGGGTTTAGTATTGTTAGCTACACAGGAAACGGAGTCGCAGGAGCTACTATTGGTCATGGCTTAGGAGCCGCGCCACAGTTCATTATTGTAAAAGGACGAACCAACGTAAACGATTGGAATGTGTATCACCAAGCACTTGGTAACACGCAAGCATTATTTTTAGATACAACAAATGGTGCAGTAACAAATATAAATCTTTGGAACAACACATCTCCAACAAGTTCAGTTATTACTTTAGGAAATGGTAATAATGGCAATCAAAACACAATAACCTATGTGGCATACTGCTGGGCGCAAGTCGCTGGCTTTTCTCAATTTGGTAGCTATACAGGTAATAATTCCGCTGATGGCCCTTTTATTTATACTGGGTTTAGACCTAAATTTGTGCTGTTTAAGTGCGCAGGAAATACGTCTGGTTGGATGATTGCAGATACTAGTCGCTCTCCATACAATGTATCGGCAGCCGCTTTATTTCCAAATTCCTCCAATGCTGAATATACAGTTGCTTCAGACGTTGGAATTGACTTTTTGTCTAATGGCATCAAAATTAGAGGTCAAGGCGGGGAAACAAATTACTATTCTGGTACGCAATACATTTACGCTGCCTTTGCAGAAAACCCATTCAAATACGCTAACGCACGTTAATTAACAAAGGAAAAACACATGGGACATTACGCTAAAGTCGAAAACGGTTTGGTAACTCAGGTTGTCGTAGCTGATGATGCTTTCATCTCTACTGGCGCTTTGGGCGACCCAACAGCTTGGATTCAGACTAGCTACAATACCATCGGAAACCAACATACCCAAGGCGGTACACCATTGCGTGGTAACTATGCTGGGATTGGATATACTTATGATGCAGAGAATGATGTGTTCTACGCACCAAAGCCTGCTGATAACGCAACACTAAATACTTCAACATGGTTGTGGGAAGTACCTGCAACCGAACAGACTGCATAATTATGGTAGCCGCATACACTCAATCTCGTGATAAAGTAATTCAAGGCGCATTGCGTGTATTAGGCGTAATTGGCGCAGGTGATACCCCAACTCCTGAAGACTACGATAACTGTTCTCAGGCATTAAATCTGTACATTAAACAGTTACAGACTAAGGGAATGCCATTGTGGAAAGTAGAAGACCTACAAGTACCAATGGTGGTTGGTCAGAATACTTATAACCTTGGCCCAACAGGTGATGTCATTTGTACACGCCCTTTAAGGGTGGTTATGGCATTTATTCGTAACCCACAGAATGATGACACTACTCTTCAAGTTATTTCACGACAAGAGTATATGCAACAAGGTTATAAGCCTTCTCAAGGCATTCCTAATCAGGTTTACTATGACCCACAGTTAAACAATGGCGTGTTGTATGTATATGACACTCCTAATGCAACTGGATATACCATTCACCTACAAGTTCAAATGCCTGTAGATGATGTGTTAACTCCTAGTCAGATTCCTGACTTTCCTTCTGAATGGTTTAACTGCCTTAAATTTGGATTGGCAGACCAATTAGCACTTGAGTATGGTGTACCTGCACAAGTACGTGCAGAGATTGCTCAACGTACTATGAAGTTAGAAGAAGTAATGACTGATTGGAGCCAAGAAGAGGCTTCTACCGCTTTCCAACCTTCAAACAGATTCTATAGCTAATATGCCAATAACACGCATTTCCCTCGGACATAATATTGGAAGTCGTGATGGCACTTTAGACAAAGATTCTAAGGTTGGTAATGCAATTATTGAAGTAGAAAAGAAAGAGTCTGTTTCGATTGTTAAGCGTCCAGGACTTAACACTTATCAAACCCCACCTTCTTCAGGAGCAGGACTTGGTGTATTTGCCGCTGGTAGCCACTTACTTAGCGTTGTTGGAACTACGCTCTATGATAATAACGTTGCCGTTGGAACTGTGGACGGCTCAGATGAATATGATTTCATCTATTCGGTAGACGGAACTCAAGTATTTTTAAAGAATGAGAACCACGGATATGTCTATGTTATTGCATCAAGCACCTTAATAGACCTTCAAGGCACCATAACGACGCAAAGTGGTACGACTAGCAGTGGTAGCCCCGTAGTAACATTATCTGCATCCAATCCTGCAATTCAGGTTGGTCAGATTGTATCTGGTACAGGTATTCCGACAGGTACGTATGTGTTAACTATATATGGAACGGCTTTAACGTTAAGTGCAAATGCAACCGCTAGTGGAAGTACTACTCTTACCTTTACTACCTCTTATCCTGCTACTACTGTATCGGGTGCAGTATTTGTGGATGGCTACTATGTTGTTGGTACTCCTGAGGGGTTGTTATATAACTCTAACGTAGAAGACCCTACCACATGGCAGGCAATCAACTATATTGGAGTGGTATCTGATGCAGACCCGTTGGCATGTATTGGTCGTACCATTAACTATATTGTTACTTTTGGCTCTCATCATATTGAGTTCTTCTATGATGCTGGAACTAGTCCAGGTAGCCCATTCTTACCATATCAAAACGCTGTATTACAGTTTGGTGCTGCTGCCGAAGATTCTTTAGTTCAAATGGACAATACCCTTGTATGGATGGGTACAACTCATCAAAAGGGATTCCAAGTTATTGCATTAGCGGCACAATCACCTCAAATCATTTCTAATCCGTATATTGAGCGCATCATTAATCAATGTGACCCTGACTTTGCTTATGCCTTCAGCATTAAGATTTCAGGACATTCACTATACGTATTAACCCTTAGAGACTTAGGGTATACCCTAGTATATGACTTCTCTCAACAAGGTTGGACATATTGGACTACCACAGAGAACAATGTGGAAGGTTATTTCCGTGGACAATTCTATGCCAAATACAATGACATGGATTTGTTACAGCACGATGCAACAGGGACTATATACCAATTTGACCCTAATACCTATGAGGACTATGGCAATCCGATACAAGTCTTTGCTAGAACTCCAATTATAGATTTTGGTAATAATGCTCGTAAGTTCTTCTCTTATGCTCAAATTGTAGGGGATAAGATAGATTCTTATGCTTTATTGAGATATACCAATGATGACTACCAAACCTTTTCTGCATGGCAGAACGTAAACCTTAATACCCAAAAGTCACAAGTAAACAGACAAGGACAGGCTCGTAGAAGAGCATTTGACTTGCTCCATGCTGACAATGTACCATTGCGTTTAGAGTACATTGAAGTACTTGCTGAACAAAGTGACACTTAATGGGGGAATTATGGTTGAATACAAGGAAGAAGGCTACGATGACGTTATTAACGAAATTAAGCCTCTTTTAGAGCATCATTACGAGGAAATAGCCCTAGATAAAGATGTTATAAAACTTAATCCTGATTATGAAATGTACAAGAAATTGTGCGATTCAGGG